CCGGTATTTACTCATCGTTCCCGTCTAAGAGCTCATAGTATGACTCTATTATTTCGGATTTACTCAATACTTCCATGGAAGTTACGAGAGATGTTTCAAATACCGTAGTACTTGAGTGCTCCTGCAAAACTAAGGACTTAACTAAATTAAATAATTTAGTAGCCTTAGGCCTCCACGGACTAACGTCTGAAGAGATAACTCCAAGAGCCTTAAATGTCATTGACTGGTCAAGATCTTCGAGTATAGATAACATATCTTCTATACCCTCAGGTTCTTGAGACCTACCAAATTCATCTAGGGCCCCCAGTGTCTTACCAGCAATATGTTTAGAGGTTAGCAAAGGAATTCCTTCGTCAACCTTCCAAAATATATCTGGTCTCGACATTGCGTCAAGCTCTGCGCCACCTTCGAATTCGAAGGTTGCATCAAATACATCCATTTCTTTAGTTTTTATTGAATTCAATAAAAGGCTAATTGAATATGAATAATACATGTCTCTTAATTCGTGTATACCATAGGTCCGAATATGACGAATAATTTTATTCGAGAATATTTCGAACGGGACTGATTTTACTAAGGATTTCCTTAATAACTCCATTCCTGGTCTATCGTATAACAAACTAAGTAGATACAGAGTTGCTACAACGTTAGTTCTGTGAACCTCTTTAATCTTAAGAATATCGAGGATCTCCTTGATAGGAATTATGGATTCATAATTTCGCTCATCAAGGTGGGTTGAAAGCTGAGGTAAGTCTAATATATTCTTACCTACAGCACGGCAAATGTTAGGAGATATTCTACTAACATCTTTACCGTAATTGAGATTCCGTGAAACAAACTCTCCGCACAGATTATTATCTGTTGCGTGTTTTGATTTGTTCTCATTTATTGAAATACCACATTCATTAATGTAAGTATTATACACTAAATGAGAGGGGTCGAAGCACCACAGGTCGTCTCCTACTTTACCGTAGGTTTCTTCCTGAACTGGTATTTTATAGTCCTGCTCGTATATCATGTGTAATAATGCATGATCTGCGGCAGTAGCTATATCAAAACTACCATTGGTGCCCATCCCTTGGCCCCTATTATATTTAATAGGTTCCTTGTGTCCTTTACAGGTCCACTCACAATCCACAACTAAGTTGTACCATGCATCCGCAATATACTTGCCATATCTGGCTTGCATAAAGCGGTGTTGTAGCACGTTCGGAAAGGCATCAGTCCAAGAACTGACGTCATAAGAATAAACGCCAGGTCGGATATGTTTTTTAAGCATATTGAAACCTTCCGCGTGATTGTGCGAGTAGCTCACAGTATGATACTCAGTTCTATTGAACCGGGAAATATCATCCATGATAGGTTTTAGGATAATTTGTGTCCAGTAGTCCGAAATGGCTACTAACCGGCACTTATTACCCTTATCGCGTACCGTTACGATATTTCGTAACTTAACCCGAGTAACTCTATCCTGTTGATCAGAACGGCTTTTAACGTATTCGTAAAAGTCCAAATTCCCGGTTGCTTCACATAGAGCTTTAAAGTGATCATGTAATTCAGACCGCATTAAAGCGTATGATTCCACGTCCGAGGTTTGCCATTTAGGTTTACCATTAGGTCCGTTCCGAAGAACACGTGTCGGAGGGTAAGTAATTAACTCTCCTTCATATGAAGGAATATGTGTATTCACATACTCTTCATATCTTTTAATAAAGTCATTGGATAGCTTAAATTCCTTGGTTATTTCAGTGAAATCACCATTGGAATTACCGCTACACAAGCGATTAAGGTAAAGTATCGATCGGATACACCTGTCTGATATCGCACAACCTTTGTCCCTTACTCTATAGAATAATGGACGAAGTTGATTGAAGGCAGACGGCCACCGATCTTTACGGCCTATCGCGACACGATCTAGAGGCTCAGGATTCTGGCCTTCTAGCAATTTAATAGCATACAATCGTATACTATTAAATCTCGCGGTACCCTCTATGACCTTATGATTTATTATCATACGGTTATGGAAGGATATAATCTCTTGTATGCTTTTACTAATAGTATCGTTCGGTAAGTCAGGGATTTCCTTGGCTAACTGTTCTAATACTAAAGTAAAAACGACGGGTGAGCTCTGTATTTGAGCTTCGACAGGTTTAATTATTTTTGAGCCTCTTGAGGACGGCTTTTGCTTAATTTTATTTGCATTACCCTTCTTCTTAGAGACAGAAGTATTTTTATTTCTTTTAGTAAGCTTCTTACTGACAGCTTCATTATGTTTCTTTATAATGTCGCTAGAAGTTTGAACTTCTAACTTAGATTTATTAATATTTTTCATAAATAATAAGAATCCCATGAGTGGATATTTTCACTTATAGATTCTGGTAATACCAAAACCCGGATCCCCCGAGATGAACGGTTCGTCGCACTAAGTGCCATAACCACAAACAGGGTGAAAT